AAACCCGTTATCAGCTATACTACATACATCTTAAAACTTCCTTAAAGGATTCTTGTGAAAATTAAACTTACTGCACTAGTTTTGGCTCTTGCACTTGTTGGCTGTTCATCTACCAAACAAGCTAGTATCGAAAGCGGGCAAATTACGGCAATCAATGCCCAAAAGCTAACCACAAACTTTAAACGCAAGGGCGTTAAACTTGAATGGGAATGTGCTTGGGGAACCGGAGCATTCGGATTAACAAACGCAATATGTGTTAAGGGCGATATTAAAGCAATCGAAGTTACATCATATGCAACCAGTAATGGTAACAGTGAAAATAACCGAGAGACTGCCTTTAAAGTTGCTGAAATGAAAGCTAAGGCAAAACTAAGACACTTTATTCACGAAGACGTATATAGTTCAACTGTTCAGAACACAATGGCAAAGAACGTTGAAAAGGCTAATGATCGAATTAAAAATCGAATCAAGTCTGATGAAGACGTTGCAATGTCCGACGAGGATTCGTCAAAGGATACTAACTTTGCAATTCGTGAAAATTCAAATGATACTGTTCGTACTGTAACGGAAAGTATTCGTACACAAGCACAGGGTATCCTCAAGGGAATTCAAGTAGCAGATGAATCTATTGTTGACCGACAAACTGTTGCAGTAACTATACGTTGGGATAAGGATAGTGAAGCATCCGCTAAATACTTTGGCAAGAAATTTCGATGAAATACTTGTTCAGTGTGCTATTTCTTTTTATAGGAATAGCACATGGTCAACTAGTTGACAAGAATGACCCCGGCTATATACAAGTCATGGGCGTAGGGAAGAATGCCGAGGAAGCAAAACAGAATGGTTTTAAAAATGCCATTTCAATGAAGGTTGGCTCAGCCTTACTAAGTGAAAATCAAGTCGCCAATAACAAACTTCTTAAAGAAGAATTGATCGACTATAGTGCCGGTTACATTGATAGTTATACAATCATCGATACCATTGTTAAGCCAGGTAATGTTGTAGTTATCATGCAAGTAGTGGTAAGGTCTAGTAAAATACATGAACGAATCCTTAGTAAAGGAAAAGATGAGAAGGAATTAGACGGATCTAAACTTGCAAATCAATACCTTACTTACCTGAATCAAGGTAAAGATGGCGATAGAGTTTTGAATGCCGTATTGAATGATTATCCAAAACGAGCATTTAACATTACCCAGAGTCTACATGAATTTAAATTAAATTCTAATAGGAATGCCGTGTTAGTTGTTCCCTTTGAGTTAAGATGGAGTAAACCATTTTTAGCTTCATTACATGAGGTTGTGAAATTGTTGGCAGATGGGTCTTATCGATCTGCTAATAGGGTAGTCATAGGACATAGCAAATATAATTTCAATGACCAAAATAGATATGAACAGGTAAGGCATCAATTGAGTTCAGTGTTACAACTACGTGCCAACATGATTGACAACAGCAATCGTATCATTATATCACAATGTTATATGATACCTTCTTCCTTTTCCGGAATGTATTCTTCTGGTATTTACGTAGTGTATGAAAACGAAGTATTAAAGAACACTATCCAAATTGAAATTGATCCTAATAGGGCTAGAGATTTAGAAAAAGTTTCACGGATAGAACTATCAGTAGTTTCTGAATGTTCAAATTAACGGGTGCAATTTATTATTGATAAGTATATGAATATGACAGAAGAAAACAAATTATTAAATCATTGCAATTTTTGCCGCAACAGTAAAGAAACTGTGAAGAAACTAATTGTAGGGGAAGGTGTTGCCATTTGCAACGACTGTGTTGATTTATGCCAAACTCTAATTGAAGATGATTCATCTATCAAGTCTGATACTACGGAAAATTCGCTACAGTATGACCCAGAATCTATCAACGAGTATCTTAATGACCACGTGATTGGTCAAGATAGCGCAAAGATGGTACTTAGTGTAGCAATTGCTAATCACTATAAACGTATCAATAACCCACCTAAAAATTTAGAAATTCAAAAAGGCAACGTACTTATTGTAGGTCCAACTGGTAGTGGTAAAACTCTACTTGCAAAGACTGCGGCAAAATATCTCAAAGTGCCCTTTGTAGTAGCTGATGCAACTAGTTTGACTGAATCAGGTTATGTAGGTGATGATGTCGAATCTATGATTAGTATGTTGATTAATGCCGCTGATGGTGATATTAAACTAGCAGAACGTGGCATTGTTTTTATTGATGAGATTGACAAGATTGCCCGCAAAGGTGAATCGGCTAGTATCACACGTGATGTATCAGGTGAAGGTGTACAGCAAGCATTACTTAAATTGGTAGAAGGTACTACTTGTCGTATCCCAGCAGGCGGTGGACGCAAGCATCCAGGTGGAGAAATGTCTGAAATCAGCACCAAAGATATTCTCTTTATTGCAGGAGGAGCCTTTGTTGGATTGAAAGACGTTATTGCTAATCGTGTAAATGGTACTAGCATAGGATTTCAAGCAGATGTAGGTGATTCTAAACTCGAAGGTGATTTATCCATAGTAAGTCCAGACGATCTAACCAAGTACGGAATGATTCCTGAATTTATCGGTCGATTCACTACTACAGTTAGTATCCAGAATCTAAACAAAGACCAACTAGTAAGTATCCTTACTGATGTTAAAAATAACTACATCAGCCAATATACTTATCTACTAGGTTTGGATAACGTTGTATTGACTTTTACCCCAGATGCACTAGAACAAATTGCAGAGAATACTCTATTGCTAAAGACTGGGGCGAGGGGCTTACATACAGAAATTGAACGTGTGCTTATGTGTCACATGTTTAATACCAGATCGTATAAAGAAAATAACATAACTACGCTAAATATAGATAGAGAAAAGGTAATTAACCCCAAACCAATCATATGAAAAAAGGCAGACGAGTACTAGTACAAGACGGAAATGTTGATAAAGCATTGCGCAAATTCAAAAAGAAAATCATGGAATCTGGTTTGCTTGAGGAAGTGCGTAACCGTCAAGAATTCGTTAAGCCTACTGTAAGGCGTAAAGTTGCACAGGGAAAAGCTAAACATAGATGGAAGAAACATCTATCTAGTCAGCAGTTACCCAAAAAATTATTTTAACCTAAATAGTTGTATATTTTACACAATAATGTAAAATATATATTGATGTAGATGCCTTCGGGGTCTATTAAAAAAATCTTGCTTTTTAAAGGAGAACATTATGAGCAAAGTCATCGGTATCGATCTAGGTACCACAAATTCATGCGTAGCCGTCATCGAAAACGGAATCCCCAAAGTAATTGAAAATAGTGAAGGCGCTAGGACCACGCCAAGTATTGTTGCCTATTCCAACAATGAAATCTTGGTAGGTGCAAGTGCAAAGCGACAAGCAGTTACAAATCCAAAAAATACAATTTACGCCAGTAAGCGTTTGATCGGACGTAAGTTTGACGAACAAGCGGTGCAAAAAGATATTAACCTTATGCCTTATTCTATTGTCAAAGCTGACAATGGTGATGCTTGGGTTCAAGTTAATGATGAAAAATTAGCACCCCCGCAAATCTCCGCTGAAGTACTGCGTAAGATGAAAAAGACTGCTGAAGACTATCTAGGTCATTCAGTAACACAAGCTGTTATTACAGTACCGGCTTACTTCAATGACAGTCAACGTCAAGCAACTAAAGATGCTGGTAAGATTGCAGGACTAGAAGTTCTACGTATTATCAACGAACCTACTGCGGCAGCATTGGCATATGGTGTTGACAAACAAGATAAGAAAGACCGTAAGATTGCAGTCTATGACTTAGGTGGTGGTACGTTTGACGTATCTATCATTGAGATTGCAGACCTTGATGGTGAAAAACAATTTGAAGTTCTTTCAACTAATGGTGACACATTCTTAGGTGGTGAAGACTTTGACCAACGTATTATGGACTTCTTAGTTGACACATTCAAACAAGAACAAGGTATTGATTTAAAGAATGACGTACTTGCATTACAGCGTTTGAAAGAAGCATCAGAAAAAGCTAAGATCGAATTGTCCAGTTCAGCACAAACAGATGTTAATTTACCATATGTTACTGCTGATGCAAATGGTCCTAAGCACATGAACGTTAAGTTAAGTCGTGCTAAACTAGAAAGCCTAGTTGACGAATTGATTCAGCGTAGTATTGAGCCATGTAAAGTTGCTATGAAAGATGCTGGAGTTACCAATGCAGATATTGACGAAGTTATCTTGGTTGGTGGTATGACACGTATGCCTAAGGTTGTTGAAGCTGTAGAGAAATTCTTTGGCAAAGCACCTCGCAAAGATGTTAATCCAGACGAAGCAGTCGCAGCCGGCGCGGCCATTCAAGGTGATGTATTAGGTGGTGGACGCACTGACGTTCTATTGCTTGACGTTACTCCATTGACATTGGGTATTGAAACAATGGGCGGTGTGTTCACTAAGTTGATTAACAAGAACACAACAATTCCAACTAAACATAGTCAAACATTCAGTACGGCCGAAGACAATCAACCAGCCGTTACAATTAAAGTTGGTCAAGGTGAACGTGAACTATTCAAGTTTAATAAGGCGTTGGGAGAATTTAACCTCGAAGGTATCCCACCATCACGCCGAGGCATGCCACAAATTGAAGTTACGCTAGATATTGACGCTAACGGAATTTTGAATGTAAGTGCTAAAGACAAGAATACTGGTAAAGAAAATAAGATTACTATTAAGTCTGACAGTGGTTTGTCTAAGGAAGAAATTGAACGCATGGTTCAAGAAGCCGAAGTCAATGCAGAATCTGACAAGAAGGCACGTGAGTTGATTGAAGCACGTAACAGTGCTGAAAGCGCCCTACACACATTCAGTGATGACTTTGACAAGTATAGTGATAAAGTAACTGCTGATGAAAAACAAAAGGCAGAAGATGCTATTACTGCACTCAACGAAGCAGTTAAGGGTGAAGACATTCCAAAGATTCAAGAGGCTACATCTAAGCTATATGAATCTATGAATCCAATCACTAAAGCAAAATCTGAAGCAGAGGCTGCTGCCGAAGCAAATCCAACAAGCGAATCAACTGAAACTGCTAAACCAAAAGATGATGATAATATTGTTGATGCGGAAGTGAAGGAAACTAAGAATGGCTAATACACTAACGTTAAGGTCTATAGACATTCCATCTATTCATAAATTTGGCATTGGGTTTGACTCAATGCTAGATGAATTGATGCGTATCAATGCTAGTCAAGTAACCAATTATCCACCGTACAATATTGTTAAACGTTCTGAAAACGACTTTGACATTGAATTGGCAGTAGCTGGTTTTACTGAAGGTGAGATTGATATACAGATTGAACATCGGGTATTAACTATCACTGGTACAAGAATCCAAGACTTGGACGATATTAAAGAATATCTACATCATGGAATCAGTAACAGAAATTTTGTACGTCAATTTACTTTAGCTGAACATGTTGAAGTCAAAGAAGCTAAAAATGCAAATGGAATTTTAACTCTTCACCTGGAACGTAAAATTCCTGAAGAAATGAAGCCAAAGAGTATTGCAATTAAATACACTAAATAATATAATAACTATTAGTTAGTAAACCCGTGTGCAGGAAACTGCGCACACTTTGAAAGAAAAAATGGCACAAACACAAGTCGATTCAGTCGTTAATATTAAACCTATCATTGAAATACCTGAACCACCTATGTTCAAGGTAATCTATATCAATGATGATTTAACCAGTATGGAGTTTGTAGTCAGAACTCTAATCAATCATTTTAATTATACAAGTGATACTGCGGTTAACATTACTACCGGAATTCACGATTCCGGAAGTGCGGTAGTTGCGGTACTTCCGTATGAGATTGCTGAACAAAAAGGTATTGAGGTTACGATGGAAGCACGTACTGAGGGCTTCCCACTACAAGTTAAGATTGAGGCTGAATCTTAAAATTCTACTTCTATGCGTTTTGCATAATAGGGACTTCTGTTATAACAGGGGTTATTAACATAATTGATACTATCAAAAGTAGTATCAATTATTTTTTTTGTGGATCCAAAAACCCAATGAGAGATTTTCTTTTCAGTATCGTTTTCTAGCGTATTGTCGGGTGCTACGTCCCCGTATAGTTTTGGAATTTCACCGTAGAATAATTTAGCTGTAGGGACACTGTTTGAAATAACTACTATTTTTTTCACATCTACGTGAAGTTGTAGTTTGGTAATCGTACTATGAAGATATGAGAAATCTTCATACCCGGCACACACTAATTCAACTTCAGCTAGTGAATCTTCTGGAGTATAAGTTCCATACCAACCGTTTATCCCAATCAATGCTACACCCTCTACAACCACTACGTTGTCATGTAAATATACTACTTTTTTCATTGGTTTGCATATTTTTGCAATTTCGTTATTTTGAAACTGCCTTGCTTTAATTCCAGAGTGTTCTGCGTGTCCATCAATATAAAATATACCTTGATAGTACTCGCTTAACGATTCTAGTACACTACGCAATACTCCTAAATCGTCACTGACATTGCCGGGTATAATGCAATATAAGCTAGTGGCTTTACCTTCCCAATCGAAGGTATTGTCCGGGGATAAGTGAAGGTCACTTATAATATCAAATCCAAAAATCATATAATTATTTATGTGGAAATAGGACGTAACCGTCCTATTTTTTTACTGCTTAATCAAAACAGATTATGCCTTAGGAGCTTTAGGGGCTCTTTTAGCAACAGGCTTTTTTACTGCCTCAGTTGGAACTTTTGGCTTAGCTGGAACTCGTTTAGCAGGTGCTTTTGATTTCGTAGCTACAGCGGGTACCTCTGTAGCTACAGTGGCCACTGTCTCTACAACTGGGGCAACTTCTACGACCAAAGGAATTGGTGTTGTAGCGGCTGGTTCTGGTACCTTATAAGGTGCTGATTGATTTTGAACTTCGGGTGCGGCAGAATCGCCGAAACCAAAGAATTTTTTGATAGATTGAAACATGTTTATCTCCTTGTACATATATTTAGAAAAGGTTTAGGCCCGTGAAAAAAAACTTTTGAACTAAATATACATATGTATTATGAAGGTCTTACTCTCAAAGAACTGATGGCCACTCCCTTGCCGCCGATAACTTATCAAAAAAAGCTAATGTATCGCCCTAGCCTAGAGGAAGCTATATATACGTATAATCAGTGGTTTATCACTACGCTAGCACACGAAATGTGTCACCAATACCAATGGGATGTGCAGGGAATAGAACGCCGTAAAATAGGAAAAGAACCTATTATGAGCCATGGTCCTAGCTTCTTTGAACTTAGAGATAAATTAAAGAAGCACGGGATTTCGTTAAAAAGCGCCCACGGTCGCAAACGCTGGTTTAAGCATCAAGACTTTTTCAAGTGCTGATTACTTGATATTAGGGTTCTGAACTACATTACCGTTAACATCAACTAAGATAGCATTCTTTGTACCGGCTTTACCAATACCCCTTGCTAACGTAACACCTAATGTACGTAATCCTGGAAGAGGATTATTTCTAGTTTTGTCATTTCTAATGATCCAAACCATTAAATGACTTGTTGGAATATCTTCTTTTTTCGTAAAGATATACTCACACTGAATAGTAACATTGTTATCCTTTGTTACAAAATGCTCATCTTTAAATGTTTGAACTACTACACCACCTCGCTTGAATAAGTCACTACCAAATATAGCTCCCATTGCTTCTTCCGGGCTAGGTTCAACTACAATTTCTTTAGTTAACTTAAAGTAACCGCCTTTATCAGTTTTGAATTTTTCTAACTTGACTACACCTTGTTCTTGTAAGTTAGCTAATATAGTCTTAGCCCTCTCACCAAATGTAGAGTCTGCACTTTCCCACATATCAGCTTGTACTTTCTTAAGACTAATTGGTAAAGTCTTACCATCACTACTACTTAATATCAAGTCTGCCTTTTGTCTGTCAACTACATTCATACTTGCATCATCGACTTGATTGCAATTCATAATACCCATTTTCAATCCACGCTTGTCAACAAAGGTTACGTTGATTGATTTGTATTCCATGATTAACATTTGTAGCATAGCACGAATGTTTTCTTCATTCAATTTACCACTGCTACTGCCACCTTGTTTTGATTTTGGTCTAGCTAAGACTACAATAGGTGATCCCTCAAATTTAATTCCGCCTATACTGCTTCCTATTTTTGGATCAGACGAATATACTGCACCACCGTGTGGGAACTTTTTCTGTAAGTATGCTAGTGCATCTTTTAATACGGTTTCACGTTGCTCATCGGTTAGGATACCAAGTTTGTTACCGCTTATCTTGACTTCATAGCCAGCTTGTTCAAGCGCAGAAACGACTGTGGCTTTATCATTGGCAGAAGAAGGCTCACCGGGTTCAGCAATTGATTCATCCAAACGTGTTGCAAATTCAGTATATCTCATATATAATCTCTATAAAGTTAGTGAAGTATTAATTATAACACCACTTTACTATTTATCGCAAATTATTTTAACAAAGGCAAAAAATGAGTTTAGTTCCAATCGTAATCGAAACAACAAGCAAGGGTGAGCGTAGTTATGACATCTTTTCTTGGAAAGTGAAGACAGTACAAAGGATATTAGTATGTATATTAATAGCCCGGGAGGCTCTGTTACTGCTGGTATGGCTATCTATGATGCTATGCAATTCATTAGTCCAGATGTACAAACTATCGTTATGGGTCAAGCCTGTTCAATGGGTAGTTTACTTGCTCAAGCAGGGGCAAAGGGCAAACGTAGCATTCTACCCAATGCTAGACATATGATTCATCAACCCTCGGGAGGGGCACGTGGCCAAGCTACGGACATGCAGATTCAGGTAAATGAGATTATGGCTATGAAAAAAGCACTTACCCAAATCTATGTAGTACACAATAGTGCGGGAAAACTATATGAAGAAATTGCAAAGGATTTGGAACGTGATTTCTTTATGAGTGCATATGATGCCGTCGCATATGGCTTAGCAGACAAACTTATCACAAAACGCAATAGTTGACTTAAAATAAGATTGGTGATAGAATCACTGTTATGAAACATATTTTATCATCAATTCTGTTATCCCTTTTCCTAACTGCATGCGGAGGAGGGAGTTCCGTACCCACAAGTGTAGAGTCTAATATACCCGCTACCCTGTATGACACTTCATACAAAAATTTCAAGCTAAACGGTACAGATTCATTAAGGTATCCCAACTATCAACTACGATGGAAGTGGGGTAATCCAGCTGTAGGTTTTGGTGATTTCTTAAAGGCGGGCGAACTTGGTGTCTTTGTTGCTTATACCAATTATGAGCCATCGACGCCTTTGTCTCAAATACAAGCCGACCCTAGTAATTACGCTAGTGAATACATTTTCTATACAGTCAACCAAGATAAATCGTTAACCAAATCAATTTCAATGAAGGGGTGTTTAAATCCTAGAAAAGCAGTTGTTGCTGATTTTAATAAGGATGGTATTGCTGATGTATTTGTCGCCTGTCATGGCTATGATAATTTTCCTGCACCGGGAGAAAAAAATCAATTAAATCACGGCGCTAGTGCCGCTGATATTAATAATGATGGCTATCCCGATATTGTTATCTCTAACGGCTCTAATATTATTTTTTACATCAACCAACAAAATGGTACTTTCATCACTGATAATAGCAGAACAACAAACTTAAATTTACCTTACACAGCTTATTACAATATCGAATTAATAGACGTAGATAATGATGGAAAAATAGATATCGTTACCGGAGGACATGAGCATGAGAATGCGATAACCAAAATAATTTATGCGAATTCTGATGGTACTCATGGGTCTAGAGTATTGAATATACCGAGTATACAAGCCAAAGGAGTTGTTAATGATTTTACCTTAGTTGGTAATATTCTTTACGTTAACCGAACCTCTGATTCGACAGATAGTTTGGGTTGGTATAGAGGATTGACAATTCAATCTTACAATTTAACTACCGGAATTTCGAGCGTGGTAGCAGATGTTTCTGGAAATTCAGGCACCGGTCCATTCGATTCAACTGCATTTTTCCAATAGTTGACATTAAATGATTTCGGGTGTATAATGTACTTTTACACACATACACTGGAGTCAGTTAATGAACAAGGTTCTAATTGGGACAACTTGTGCGGCATTGGTTGCTGTATTGGGAGTTCAACAGTATCAACTTGCATCCATTTCTAGGGATGTAGCAGAAATTAAAAAAGAGTTTGTGTCAAGAACCAATGAGCGGATTGTCTTCAATGAAAAAGACCAAGACTGTCTAGCAAAAAATATATACTACGAAGCAGGAATTGAAAGTGAAGAGGGTAAATATGCGGTTGCCCAAGTTACACTTAACCGATTGAAATCGGGTCGCTGGGGAAACGATATTTGTAGTGTAGTTTATTCTAAAGCACAGTTCAGCTGGACATTAAAAAAGAAACTAGAAAAGCCCAGTGGTACTGCATGGGCCGATAGTCAATGGATAGCGCATAGAGTATTGCACGGTGATCGTGTTCATCCACTCAAGGATGCAATGTATTATCATGCCGACTATGTAAGTCCAAAATGGCAAGACCCTGTTGCTAAAATACAACAAGTAGGCCAGCATATCTTCTATACCAAAGCTAAAGTAAAAATCACCAAAATTTGACATTAAATGGTTTTGGGCTTACAATAGAGTCTTATTCAGTTAAACAACAGGAGTTAGAGATGACATTGCGATACGAAACAGTGGGCGAGATGATTACCATGAACGAAAGCCAAAAACGTGACATTCGTATGTATGGTTGCACAGAAGCCCAGATGAAAGAGGCTGTAGAACAAAGTCTACAATTTCGTCATTCAGGTCCTGCAATGATGGCCGCTAGTTTGATGAGTGATGCACAGGAAATGATTAACACCGAATATGGTGAAATTGACTACATGCGAGCCGAGGACGCCCGTCAAGCACTAAATCGTGCTAAGTGGATCCTGTTTGAGTATTGCGACAAAAAGTAATACTTAGTACTACATACCCGAAATTTGACAATAAATGGTTTTGGGCTTATAATAGAGTCTTATTCAGTTGAAAGGGATCGTATGAAAGTAGAAACAGCATTGAAAGTTATCCAAAAAGAATCATTCTTTAGACTTACTGGTCAATGTAAAAATTTGACAATAAATGGATTTGGGTATATAATAGAATCTTAGACAGTAAAGAAACGGAACACAAAATGAATTGCAACCCCACTATCACAGCCGAAAATTTCAAAACTATTCACAATGCATTGTGCTCATTGGATGGTATTGAAAACGAGACAGTAGCCAAATTGGTCGAAGAAATGCGCGGTGCTCTTGCTGGTGCTTACGAGCAGGACAACTCAGCCTTTGAAATCAAGATGGATTACTTTGATCGGGTTCGTGAGGAACTTGGTTTGAGTGCTACATGGTCTATGTATGAGGTCGACAATCTTGGCGACTCTCATCCGTTTGAGGGTGTGACTAAATTGGTATATCGTGCTTATGGCTCCGGAGATCACGAGGTTGCTATCAACGGTAGTACTTATGCGGCACTGTATGTTGCGGCCAACGCACTTATTCGTGATAGCGAGGACGAGCATCATTCATTCATCGAGGGCTTTACTCAGTCCTCAATTGACCCTACAATTCTTTTCTTGTCAACTGGATCCTAAAATGAATAAAGCTGAAAAACTTCAGGAACTGTTAGGTTTGCTCAACGAAGCACAGGACCTGATTGAAGAAATTTATGGTGATGCTGACGAGGCCTTTGACATGTCTATCAACCTTAGCAATGTCATCTCCGATGTAGAGGTTGAGGTTGATTTTGAGGACATTAAACTTGACCAAAATTTGACAATAAATGGTGTTTCTGTTACAATAGAATCTAGACAGTAAAGAAAAGGACTTCAAAATGCGTACAAAAACTATTATCGACGGCTTCAAAAATTCACAAAAATTCCGTGTAATTTTCAAGGGTGACGGATCCGAAAACGATGTTGGTATGTATATGACAATCCAGCAAATGACAGAAATGTTTGCTACGGTTAATGCCCGTGCTACTTGCTGGGATTCGTTGATTAAATTGTCGTATTTGCGTTATGAAGCCAAGCGCACAAATCAACCATTACCGACAGGTCTAGGCCACACACTACGAGGCAAACAAGTCCAAGTTGACTTGGTGTAAGCATGTCTGCATTCGCAATTGAATATGCAACTGCCAAATACCTTACTAAAAATCAACCATTATATGTGGTCAATGATGATTGTGATATTTTATACGAAGATAAAAATGTCAATATTGCTAAAAAAATGTTTGACGATGCAAAGATATTGAAATATGGTAGAAATTTTAGAGGATTAAAACAATTTTGTACAGACCTTCAATTTGAAGCGTTGGAATATTGGCATACGCAAAATCCTAATAGTCCGGGTTTTAGTGTTCCGACGACAGGCACTACATTTCTGATTTTAACGAATCGTCATTTTCCAACAATTAATGAAGTGGAAAAAACCGAATCGGGGTCTGCTAAAGAAACAAAATTGACAGACTTGTATGCAATCCGACGTAGGACTGAATACAAAGAAATAGAAATGAGTTCCAATGAACTTTGGGGATATGTTGCTAATATCGTACTTAATGAAAAAATTTGCGAAAAGTTTATGCCCAATATTTCAATTGAATTAAAAAATGATATATTGACCTGGGCGTTTAACAATTGGGCTAATGTTACCGAACGAAACTTAAGTTTAGTAGAAAAAATGACTAAGGATATCGTTCGTTATCCAAAGGCCTATAAAGATATTTGGAAATCGGAGTACCTATGATGACTAAAAGTATTCAACAAATTTTAGAAGAAGAACGTAAAAAAGGTAAATTATCTGAAATTTCAGATAGTGTTATTAATCATACACTTGCTAATCAAGCAAAAGCAAAAGATCCCGAATGGCTTAAGTTAAAGAAAATCCAAAATGCTGATCCTATAATTAAAGCGAAAAGAAAAGCCTCTATGCCGGATCAATCCGGAGAAAATAATCCGTTTTTCGGAAAGTCACACACAACGGAAGCTAAGACTGTTATAAGCAAAAAGAAAAAAGGACAAGTACCATCTAATAAGGGAACAAAGCACAAAGAAGAAGATATCTTAAAAATGAGAAAACCGAGAAGTGAGGAGGGGAAAGCCAACATGCGTAAACCTAGGACACAGATGCTAACTTGCCCACACTGTGGTAAAACAGGAGCATCTGGTAATATGGCAAGATACCATATGGATAATTGTAAATTAAAAGGTTGACAATAAATGGTTTCGGGTATATAATAGAATCTTAAACAGTAAAGAAAAGGACTTCAAAATGGCTTACATGAATCAAGAACGCAAAGCAAAAATTACTCAAGCACTTAAGCCTGTATTGGCTAAGTACAAAGTTAAAGGTTCGCTGAGTGTTCGGAATCACATGACTATTGTTCTGACCCTCAAATCGGGTGCTATTGACTTTATTGCTAATAGCAATCGTGTTTGTGGTAATGACTTTTATCAAGTCGCACGTGGTTTCAAACCCAACACTAATGGTTACGATCAAG